TGTTGTTCCACCTCTTTTATACTTGGTTCTCCATTGCAAACCTCTAGCGGCTTCTTCTGCCATTGGGTTATTTGGAATATGCTCTACTGTTTCTTCTTTGATTAACTGCAGTATGGCTTTATCCGTTTCTTCGTCATCATAATCTGCAAGATCATCTTCATTTATTGGGTTTATTGGCTTGTCAACCGATTCATCACCAATGGGAAATAAGTTTGCAGATATATAAAGATCATCTGCGCCATCAACTGGCTCTAATCCTAATTCCTGCCTAGCTTCATTCCTAGTCATGATGCCCTCTCTTACAGCAGAGGTAACATTCTCATATGTTCTCTTAACTCTTTCTGATAGTGCGGGTATAGAATCAATATCAAATTCTAATGTAAGCCTGTCATCAAACAATGGAACCAACCACTCATTAAAGTCAGATGCGATTTTTCTGAGGTGTGGAATAATTGTTTCTTCATAAAGGGCAAGCCTGGCTTCTGCTACATTTGAATATGTCTGACTATCGGGAACTCCTACAAGCTGACTTGGTACACCAAAACATAAGGCTATATCTGTGGCACTCATATGTTTGAGGTTTAAGAAATCCATATCCTTTGGACTTAAACCCATTTCTTTCCAATCAAAGTCACCCTCTAATAACATAGGTCTGCCTGCATTATTGGCGCCAGTAAACCTGTTATTCATATCAGTAATAAGTTGCTGTCTTTGTGATTCACTAAGATTAACTGCAAAACCCGCATCATCTTGCGGTTTAAATATGACTGCGCCACTTGGTCTAGCGCCATTTTGCAAAAGGTTTACATTGTGCTTGCTTGACATATTGAACTGATCTACCTCTACTGCGGCAGCACTCATTGGACTTAACCCATAATAATCATCTAAAGGATTCCATAGCTTTATATGTTTAAGTTCACTAAAACCATTTTCTTGATCTATCAAATAAGTTTGGCTTACCCTGCCATTAACCATATATTCATATTTCTCAGGTATAGGCTTTCCACTACCTTTAATGTTTATGCGATCAGGTCTAAGTTGATGTAGTTCTTTAGGTGCACCCATATCAGAGCCAGTCTTTAATATATAAGCATTACCACTTAATAATACATAGCCAAACAGACTGTTAAAAAACTCACTGTAAGATTGCAGTGGGTTAGGTCGCATCAATAAATCTATTAGTGGGTGTTCCTCTATTATTTGATCGCCTGCCTTAATAACAAAAGGCACGGCGCTTGCGCCTTTGCTTATCTCATTAACACATCTATAGACAATGGCGTTTTTGAGATAACCCTCTTTTGCTAGGTCTGCATATTTGTAGGCTTTTGCTTCTTCAGTTCCTACGCCGAAGTAACCCATCATGTTTGAATTTTTTTGTTCAATAGGTTGCCTGTTAAACAATCTTTGTAAAAATGTTTGTTCTGCCATTAGCTTATTCTCCAATTAACTTCGCCTTTTGATTTGCTTAATTCGGTAATACCCCAAACCAAAGCATCTAATCTATCAGGACTTGGTTTTGTTTCTCCTATATAGCTGCACATCTGTGATTCTAATTCAGGAAAATAACCAATATGATGAACACGCCTTTGCTCATAAAGTGCTGCAATTGGTTCTGCTCTTACTAGCTTGCCTCTTGTCGCTCTTACAGACCTATAAGGAATATTATCATCTATTCCTCTTAATAGTCTTTCCACCAAATCGCCACCATTATTAACTTCGGCAACTATTCTGTCAGCACCCCAGTCATAATAACAGTTTATGGCTTTTCTTGCCCAAGCATCAGGCGAATATTTACCTGACACATCTTCTAATACATAATACTCATTATTAAGGTCTTTGCCAACCACCATAATTCCTGTTTCATCTGAATCCTCGTTATTGGTTACTGCAGGATCAATGGCAACTATGATCTGTTTTAATTCCTTTTCTGTATCATCAGGCATTCTTGCTTCATCTATAAGTGCGCTTGTCCATAAAGCGCCTTCCAAGTTTTCAATTATTTCTGCATATAATTCTTGTCTGCCTAATGTAGTTCCTTCATATTTATCCCTTAACATTGCTAACGCACTTTCAGCTAAATTGGCTTCATTCTCAAATGTACTACCAGTTGTAACGGCAACATCTTCCCTTGCCACTAAATCTCTAATTATCTTTGTAGGCTTTGGTGTTGTGGTTATAAGGCATTGAGGGTTTTTGCCTAATCTTAAACCAAACATAAGTTGATCAAATGCTTCAGGATATCGCCATGCTGCTACCTCATCACACCATGCCCTATGATACTGTGGTCCTCTTAATCGTTCAGGCTCAGATGCTGCATAGCCTACAATCTTAGAGCCATTATGTAAGCGAATCTCACTTATGCTTGATGAGTACCCTTTCATATCTTTTGTAACCGAAAGGCATTCTTTAGGTATTATGGAAACTAAACCGCTAGGACCACCAAAACATACCCTCCTGAGATCGCCTGATGTCGGTGCAACGACTGCCGAAATTGTATTAGGGTTTCTTAAGGCATATAAAGCAATGTCCTGTGCGCCAGTTCTAGTTTTACCCCAACCACGACCTGCTAATATAAGCCATATGTAATGTTTGTATGCAGGTTGTAGCTGTTTTTCTCTAGCTGTTTCTAACCAATCAGTGCGTAGTTCTATCGCTTTGGCTTCTGCGTTGCTCTTCAACTGTGTCAAGCAGTTCCATAGCTCTTCTGAATGCGTCTGTGTTTTCATTGACTGTGGCATCTATATTGTGTGTAGCTTCTCCAAGAGCAAGTTTTGCTAATCGTTGTGCAGTAACTGCTGCATTAGCAAGTGAATTAATTTGTGATGGTGGCAATCCTTTTTTGCCTTGTTGTATTGCTGCATTATTATTTTGTATTACTTGACCTACTGTGCTGTATAAGGCTTTTGCAAGATTGATAGAATTATCATCAAACTTAATAGATTCTTTTGCTCTTGCTTTGATTCTATCTCTATCAAGCTTTTCTGTGTACTCTTGTTGAAATTGATCGCGTTGCACTTTCCATTGTTCTGTTCTTGCAATTCTGTATATCGTGCTTTGTGCAACTTTATATTTTTTAATTAATTCATCTAAAGTAAACAAAACTCTTTCTGAATTTTCATCAATACCTTGAACAAACTCATTTCTAATTTTAAGTTTTAAAGTGTCTGTTAGTTTAGATTTCTTGGTTTTAGTGTTCATTATTTACCATTAATTATAAACATAATATTCCAAAAAAGATTATATGCAAAGGGTATTACTAAATTAATATATTTATTATTCCAAAAGAGGTTTACTTATTCTGTGGACAATATACTATGTACCTATATTAACTAAACGCTCAAAGAGCAGGTAAAATGAAAGAAAAAAATAAAATCCAAGTAATACTAATTGACCCATTTGATCAGAGCCTTTCTTATATAGATATTTCTGACTCCGATATAGAGGATTATTACAAAGTAATGCAATGCAGTTGCTTTGATGTAGTCAGACTTGGCGGTGGTGTCATTATGTATGTAGATGATGAGGGGCTACTTAAAGATAATATGTACTTTAAGCTAGGTGTAACAAACTATTGCGGCAGATCAATACTTGCTAACGATACAGATGATGGTGGCACTACGGACTGCATGTTAACCATAGAAGAAGTTGCAGAAAAGCTAGAATGGTTGCCTGAGGGTCATAGAGAAGAACCCTTTATGAAGTTCATACCATTAAATTAATTTTAACAGGGGGCTATATGCCCCCATTTTTATAGGAAAATAAAATGCAATTAGCAACAATAGAACAAATTCAAGAAATCAAAGCAGCGGTAGATGAGTCATTAATTTGGGAATATCTGCGAATTTCAGCAGAAATAAAAATAGCTTTATTAGATAATAATATTGCAACACCAAGCAATATGGATCAGATTCTCAAAGAGTTTATGGAGTTTGAAGCCCAAACACTAAGGGATGAGGAAGAGCAAAATAAACTTGGTGTATAAAAAACAACATTATTTTAACAGGAGTTATATATGTCAATAGAATGCTTAAACAAAGCACTTAAAGTTAACGGCTTATCGCCAACAAAGAAATTAATATTAGTTATCTTAGGAAACTATGCAGACGAAAAGGGTACTTGTTATCCGTCTTATAAACACATTGCAAAACTGATTGGTTTAAATACAACCAAAACTATACAAAATGCAATAAAAGAATTTGAGCAATTGGGTTATTTAAAAATAGAACACAGGAAATTAGATAATGGTGGACACACCTCTAATCGTTATCATCTAACCTTAGACAAGAACCCTATGGTTGTTGATGACCATACCCCTAGTGTAATGGAAGATAAGGGGCAGGGGTCACCAATTACCACCAATACTAAAGAAGATACTAAAGAATATATACACGAATTTGAGTTGTTTTGGAAACACTATCCAAGAAAGGTTGGAAAGTATCAAGCTAGTGTATCTTTTGCAAAATATGATGAAAAACATTATTCAAAGATTATTTATGCAACCAAAGTATTTGCACAAGAAAACTTAACCACAGAGGAAAGATTTATTCCACATGCAACCACTTGGTTGAATCAACAAAGATATTTAGACTTTTTAGAAAAAACCATTAAAAATAGTACCCTTAATAATTTAGCAGGATAATAATATGAACATAGATAAAACATTAATTGAAAACAACATAAGTTTAAAACATCAACAAGAGGGTAATCAAAAAACAAAATGCCCGCAATGCCAACCACCACATAACCCTAGAGATAATCCTTTGTCGGTTACCATAGATAGCGGAACTGTTGTATGGAAATGCCATCATTGTGAATGGACTGGTGGTAGTGGCACAGGCTCTTTATATCAACCCAATAAGAAACCTAGTTATATACAACCAAAACCACCTACAGCAGCTAAGAAGCCATCAGATAGCTTTTATGACTATATGAAAGAAAGAGGAATTAGCAAATCTACATGCGAAAGATTTAATGTAGTGCAGGAAAATGAATGGTGTGTATTTCAATATTTTGATGAAAATGGACAACTTACAAACCTTAAATACAGAACAAGAGATAAGCAGTTTAGACAATCTGCTAATGCAAAATCTATTCTTTATAACTACGATAAAATATGTAACGAGAAAACAATAATTTTTACTGAGGGTGAATTTGATGTTTTAGCATTAGGCGAATGTGGTTTTGACAATGCAACTACTTTACCAAATGGCGCGCCAAAAGAAGCAAAGTTTGACAAGCAAGATGCTAGATTTAAAGCACTGGAAAATTGCAACTTAGTTGCTACCAAGATTATTTTATTTACTGACAATGACAGCAGTGGCAGAGCCTTACATAAGGAATTATTACATAGGTTTGGCAAAGATATATGTTGGTTTGTTACAACGCCTGATAATTGCAAAGATGCAAATGATGTATTAATTAAGCATGGGGCTATGAAACTTAGAGAAGTTATAGAAAATGCCACGCCTTATCCAATTGAAGGTTTATATACAGCTAACGACTACACAAAACAACTTAATGATTTATATGAGGGTAATTACGAAAGACCTACAGAGATAGGAATGGATGGTTTAGATGATATATACAAAGTTATGACTGGTACTTTTCATGTTATTACAGGAATACCAAATCATGGTAAATCTGTATTCACAGATCAAATACTATTAAAACTTGCAGAAACACATGGTTGGTCTTTTGCAATGTTTTCACCTGAGCATAGTACATCTATGCATATACGAAGATTGGTGCAAATGTATCTACGCAAACCTTTTGATGAGGGGTTAAAAAATAGAATGACCAAAGCGGAATTAAACAAAGCGATGGATTTTATACACAAGCATTTTTATTTTATAGAAACCAAAGATGCTATACCGTCCATTGATCTAATACTTTCTATTGCTAAATCTGCAATATATAAACATGGTATAAATGGCTTGGTTATTGACCCATTCAACGAAGTTTCTGCAGTAAGACAGGGCAATCAGAGAGAAGATGAGCATATTCGTGATTTTATTTCTTTATGCAAAAGATTTACTAGAATCTACGAGGTTGTATGTTGGGTTATAGCACACCCTACAAAACTACCTAAAACAAATGATGGTAGTTATTTGCCACCCACAGCATATGATATAAGTGGTGCAGCCCATTGGCACAATCAAGCAGATGCAGTTCTAACAGTACATAGGGATTTTGACGATAATTCTACAAATGTTATTACTAGAAAAATAAGAGAACAAGACCTATATGGCAAGATTGGCGAAGCAAAGTTTAAATACGACACAGATCAAAGATGCTTTGTTAAATACCACAATGTTGATGAAGATTGGGAAACAGCATATATAGATAACTTTAATATTAAATAGATTTATTAATTTTTAACTTCATTTCATGTTGTGATTTTTTTGGTATAACAGCATCTTCATTTCTGATTAGCCTATTTTTTTTAAATGGGTTGTAGTCTACATAATGATGTATTCTGCCGTATTTTTTTACAATTCTTGAATAATCAGGGTAAACCTTAACCTGCATTTTAGATTTTGCTAAAGTGCCTTCATTGTCATAAAACTCTGCAGAATTACCACCTTTTACTACTTGTGTAGTAATTTTTTCTTGTAAAAAAGCATTAAATTGTACTGTGCACATTCCTGCGGTAAGTATGTCTAGGGATAAAATTGTATCTTCGTTATATCTACCTCTCCACCTAAAAGGTATGTCGTTTTTTATAAAATTACATGAGTATATTCTTGTATTCATTACAAAGGGTGGTCGCTTCTGTGTAGCAGGTGCAAAAAAGGTATAATTTGGGCCGCACATTCCTAGATTTGTATAGCGTTGTGCAAATTCTTCCATTGCAGCAAAGATGCTGCCGTTTGTTACCTTTACTTTTTCATTGTGGTTTAAGCGCCTAAAACTTCTAATGTTATCATCCATAACCCAATGATATTTATAGCCCTCTGCTATAGAAACATCCCATGCAAAATTTCTTGCTGGTCCTGGTCCAGTTGACTTGCTTAAACCAAGTTCATCACATAACTCATACTTTTCTTTATATGACATATCAAGAACCAATAATTTTTTTTTATCACCAACTTCAGATAAATATTCTTTGTATTCTTGTGGCTCTATTACTAATCTATATGGCACTTTCATATAGTCTAAATATTTTGCTGTATATCTGCTGTCTGCTCTGCCTTTAGATGGTATAAAAAGTGGATAAGCGGGATTACTCATATCTTTTGCTTTCAGTGTCCATATTTTCTTTGTGTGGGTACCAAATATATTTTGCTTTTTCACTAAAACTTTGTTCAAGCTTTTCCTGAAATGCTGCAACATCATCCTCATTTTCAAAATGCACAATTACACTTCTATATGCGGTTTTATCATCTGATACAAACTCAGGCATACCTTTCCATTCCTCTAATACATCATTAACCAAACTCTCATCTTCTATAAAAGGTATTATTTGCTCTTTATCAAATCCCAATAACTCAATATCAAAGTTATCAGCATTTAATGTTTCTATTTGTTGCCATAATAAATCTTCGTCCCAAGCGCTATTCATGCCTAATTTATTGTCTGCAATCATTAATGCAGTAAGCTGTTTTTCTGTAAGGTTTTCCAATTTAATTGCAGGAACCTCTTTTAGTTTTATTTTTTTTGCAGCCATATAGCGACCATGTCCTGCAATAATCATGTTTTGTTCATTTATTAAAATAGGATTTGTAAAACCAAATTCATTGATAGATGCTACAAGCTGTTCTATTTGTTTATCAGAATGCTTTCTTGGATTGTTTGGGTTTTCTTTTATATTTTTTATATCTATGTTATTTATACTGCGCATATTAATCTCCTATTGTTTTATCCACACATTTGGACGGTTGTTCCAAAATTTTGTTTTTAATTTTATATAACCACTGTCTCTCAAATGCTTATTAAATATTTTACTCATAAATTTTTGATCTATAACCTCACCGTCATGTAAGTATTCTGTAAAATGACCAAGAGCGACTGTATTAAATGCGTTAGCAAGAACCAACATTTTTGGATTTAGTCTTAACACCTCATTTAAATGCTGTATTGGATTTTTTATATGCTCAAAATACTCTGACGCAAAAACCAAATCTTGTTCTTGATGCAGATTGTTGATATCAGAACACAAATTAAAATTATATCTCTTGCTCATATATTGACAAAATTTCCACTGTTTTGTATTTTCTAAATTTGTGCCAGTAACGACACTATTTGGATATAATTGTTTTAAAGAGGCTGTTGAATAGCCAACACCACAACCCAAATCAATAACGGTTCTGACATTTTTAGAAATATCTATAAAAGAATTATTGCCGTAATCATTAAGTGTATTTGGTTTAACAAGCGATCTTAAATATTTTCTGCTGAAATTAACAAAACAAAGCCATATATCAATAAAATAATAATCATCATCATAAACAGAAAAATCTGTGCAGCTGGACTGATACCATCTTTCCTCTAAAATTAAAATTTTTTGCAACTGATCTTTGTATTGTTTTTTGCCGTTGTGGTATGCAAAATAGTTTTTTAATAAAGTTCTTATATAGTCAACATCAAAACTGGTTTCTTGTGTTGCTAAATAATTTTCTATGTAATCATCAACCAAATCTTTAGGCTTTTCATTTATTAACATGTTTTATCCTCTGTCTTAATGATGTTGTAGAAAAACTATGTTTTCTATTTGTGTAGTAAGTTTCATGCAGACCATGACCAGTAAATTCTTTATTTGTATAATCTTCGCCAACAAACCTAATATCTATCTCGGTTGATTCCAATAAATCAAACAAACTTTTTTCTGTGTCATATGGCAATATTTCATCAACATATTTGATAGCTTGTAATTGTATATATCTTTCATATATAGATTGGATTGGTTTGTTTTTTTCTGGTCTATCTATAGATGGTTCTGTCTGTAGTCCTACAATTAGATAGTCGCAGTTTTGTTTTGCTTCCATTAGCATAACTATGTGTCCTGCGTGTAATAAGTCAAAAGCGCCACAAGTAAAGCCTTTTTTCATTAGTCAATATAGAAATCATTTGGCTGCACATTGCCCTCTGTTATATCTAACAGTATTAGCATTTCTTTTTTTCTAGGTATGCGAGAGCCAGTTATCCATTTTGCAAATGTGCCTTGTGGTATTTTTACACCTTTAGCCATTTCTATCTGATCTATAAAAGACATTTGTGTATGTTTTTCTTTTTCTAAGTATTTTTTTAATTTCATAAAAAGGTTCTAATTATTCCATAAATGAATTATACTGGCTATATTAAATAAACACTACCCCAAAAGGTAATAAATTAAAGGTAATAAAATGAAAAGAGATACAATCCAAATAACCAAAGAAGAAGCATTTATCATTGATAGATGTATACAGTATTTTGATAATGAAACAAACATTATTGATGCTAGTTTAAATTTAAAAGCACATCAAGAAAAAGGCAATCAACATGAAATTGATGGTTTTAAAAAGTTAATTAAACGACTTAAAGAACAAGATAAAACTGCAAAGAAAATAACCAAAAAAATAGAAGTCTTTTTACACGGTAACGAAGATGAAGAATAATCCATTTGCAGTTCATGGTATAGAACACTTATCAGCTAGTGCTATAAACCAATTTATAACCAACCCTGCTTCTTGGATTCTTAAGGTTAGTGGTCATAGAGGCATACCAAATCCTGCCATGTGGCGTGGTACCGTTATAGATGATGCTATATGCAAATCTTTTGAAAATGATTTATCTATAGAAAAGAAATTACACAGATCAATTACAAACTCTGAATATGATTATGATTCTTTATATGAATATCACAATGCAACTTATGACTACGACATAAATGCTGTAGATAAAGAAAGGAATAATTTACAAAGATATTTAGAGGTTGCTATACCGTTTTATGCAAAACTTGGTAAACCCCAAGAATGCCAAAAAAGAATTGAAGTAGAATTTGAAGATATACCTGTGCCAGTCATTGGGTATATTGATCTTCAATATGATGGTATTACTAGAGATATAAAGACCACTGGTCGGCTTATGTCTAAAGTGCCATCAACCATCTGTCGTCAGTTAAGTCTTTATGCTTTTGCAGAAGAAAGCATACCTTATGCTGATTTTATACATGTGACCAAGACGAAAGCCGAAGTTGTATCTATAGAGATTACAGATGTAAGAAAGAGAGTCATTGAATTGAGAAAGGCTGCATTATCTATGATGAATGTTCTTTCATATTCAGATGATATAAACCAAGTAGCAAGTTTGTTCTACCCTGACTTTGACGATTGGCGATGGTCAAATCCAATAGATCAAAATGCTGCAAAAAAACTATGGAGAATAGAATGAGTGATAAATTAATTGACGCAATAAATGAAATGGCAAACCTATCAAATGAAGATAAGGTACAAATAAAGGGTAAGTTTTACACTACTGTAGACAAGCGCTTACAAGTCCTTAGAAAGCATTTAGGTTCAAAGGTAGGTGTAACTACCAATATAATACATCATGACCTAGAGCGTGTTGTGGTGGAAGCACAGATAGATATTTGCAATGCAGAAGATGGTGGTTGGTACACAATCGGCAAAGATTTTGCAGAAGAATTCAGAGCAGAGGGTTATATTAATAAAACATCTGCCCTAGAAAACTGTTGCACAAGTGCTATTGGTCGTGCTTTGGCTTCATGTGGTCTTGGTGGTGGCGAATATGCAAGTGCATTTGAAGTAGATAATGCAATTAACAGAAAACCATCTGTACCTAAAAAAGCGGTCAAAAAAGCAGAACCAAACAAAGTAAAAGGTTTTTTGTTAAAAAGAATAGATGATGATGAAATTTCTATGGATACTACACCTGTGGATTACATTCAATCTATAAGAGTTCAAATGGCTTTGCTTAATGATAAACAAAGAAAAGAACTGTTTGAATTAAATACTGATGAAATAGAAAGAGCATACCTATCTATAGAATCTAAAGATGTTTCATTAAAACAGTCTTATGACACTATGGTAGAAATGTATGCCTAAGTTAACATTAGATGATTGCGTATTTTTATGTATGCGTAATGGAGAATGGTGGACTTTCTGGGATTTACAAAAAGTAATAAAAGAAAAGTCAGATGTTTTTTATGGTGAGCCGTCCATTTCGGCTGCCATAAGAAATCTTAGAAAAGAGCCTGCAAGGGTAAAATATAAACTAGCCAAATTTGGTGAGGTTATAGAGAAAAGAAAACAATTAAATGGCAAAGGGTTTGAATATAAATTAATAGGAGTAAAAAATGGATAGACAGTATGATGATGAAAAGAAAGGTTATCTATGGCATGAAAATGATGCAACCATAGAAAGAAAAGGTAGCTTTGTTATAAATGGCGAAAAAAAATATGGCGCTATTGTAAAAAGTTTTAATGCACAAGGTGAGCCTAAGTATGAGTTTATGATGTCTACAGGTTTGTTGCATCTTAATACAGATAAACAAAGTGAAAAAACACCCGATATGGGCGGCAAAGTTACCATTGATGAAGCTGTATATAAACTTGGTTGTTGGGCTAAAGAAAGCAAAGATGGAGTTCCATTTACAAGCATTGGATTTCAAGAAGTAAACGACCAAGGCACAACACAAGAATCTGTAAAAGCTAAAGTACCTTTTTAAAATGCCTAAAGTAAAAAAAATAAAATTTGAAGCTGATAAAGTAGACATAGATAATCTTATAAAAAGATTGCCTGATATGAATTGGGGAATACAAACTATGTTTGAATGTGGTGAAATGACGGTCACTGAACTTCACGCAATAGCCGACATATTTGCAGGAATAAAAAATATTCTTGATATAGAGGAGTGCGAATATCCGCAACTTTATAGATTAAAAGAATAAATTGCCACAAAAAACTTTTAAAGATAGAAAGTATCTTGAATGGATAAGGACTTTGCCATGCCTTTTATGTAAAGCAGGTTATTATTCACATAGCAGAGAAGTGCAAGCACATCATCTTTTAAAACCATATGACGGCGTTAGAGGTATGTCTTTAAAAGCTAATGATAAAAATGTAATACCTCTCTGTTACCACCACCATGCAATGTTACATACTAAGTTTGGTGATGAATATAAATTTTTTACACACTTTGGACTTCCTGCAAGTTTTGGTAAAGATTGGGCAAAAAAACTATGGGAACAAAGAAGTATGCAAGATAGTGTGGATGATAATAATTTACCCTTTTAAAATATTATTCCAAAAAGGGTTTACTTTTGTCCACCATTTGGTATGATGTACCTATAAATTAATTAAACAAGGATAAAATGAAAAAACCAAATCACACAAATTACAAGTCTTTAAAAGATTTTATGGTTGATAACAATAAATTCTTAGTATCTATAGGCTTTGCACCTGATACCTTAGATGATCTTAATTCACAAGGCATATTTACACCATATGACTTGGCTCATTATGAAATGAGTGAGTCTTATATAGAGTTACATAATGACATAATGGATTTTAGACCAACAGGTGTTGAAAAATTATCATTATCAGTAATAAAAAACAAATATAATGAATTATTTAATGATTATATTGCTGATGAATTTAGCGATGGTGGTATAAATGTTTGATATATACCATTCAATTAAAGGAAATAACGAACTACCATATACAAGAGTTGCTTGTATACATACAGAAAGTTTATCCGAAGCATTTGCAGCAACACAAAACATAGATGAATCTTGGCATCCTGAGGGTAAAAGAAGCACATCTAGTGGCGATGTTTTACATGACCTTATAAATGATAAATTTTATTTCTTAGTACCTATGGGTAACGGCAGACATGGTGAAAAAATTTATGAAACATGGGGAGATACAGTTGTTATAGATAATTTTAACCTTAGTGGTTTTATATATAATGAGGTACAAGCATGAATACTACTGTATATGATGTTTACCAATATTTTCCACATATCGGCAGATATGGAGAGCATAAAAAAATAGCAACTTACAATAAAAAATTAGATGCTGAAAGACGAGTAGATCAAATATGGTCTACTGGTCAGACTGCAAGCTATGAAAAAAGAGAGGTAAAGCTATGAATTTTGAAGAAAACAAAAAGAAAATAACAGGCAATGTCAATATAGTCTGTGATGCTGATTTATGGAAAGACTTGCACGAACTACATAAAGAATTTGGCATAAACAAATCTGACATTCTAAATAATTTTATTTATCATTTTTACAGCAATAAGGAAGATTTAATTAAAGTTATTGCCCCAATTATTGAGGAACAACTACAGAAAAGATTAAACGAGGTACGAAAGCTGCAGGGTAAAATAAAAGTTGTATCAACGCCGCCTATAAAAGAAGTCATTACGCAAATTAACAGAATGACTGCTGAGTATCAAGGCGGTCATATAGGCACTCGTAAAAACCCTATTAATCTTAAACGAACTAATTACAGTATTGAGTTTACTGATCAAAGCATAAACATGCTTAATGGCAAGAGAGATACTTGGGTACACGATACCGTAAGCAAGGGTTTGGCTATTAGATTTAAGAAATTTGGTAAGGTTTATTATACAAGAGCCAAGAATACTAAAGTGAGCAAAAACACTATCAGGGTTAAGATTGGTGATACCAGTGAGATGACTTTGCAAGATGCAAGGAAAACTCATGCAAAAAACTTAAATTATATCTACACTGAAAACAAAAATCCTAACAAGATGTTTCCTAATATCAAACACACAAGAAATACAAAACACGCTGTACATTATGAGCCTGCGCCAGTAGAAGAAAAAAAAGAAGATGTAAGAGATTGGAAAAATTTTAGGACTTATACTATTGATGACCTAGATACACTTGGAAAAATCTTGTCAAATGAGACAGGAATCATTAAAAACACTTTGACCAAGTTTAAAAATAAAGTATCTGAGAATCTACATCAGCAATGTTTAGATATGTTTAGAGATGGTATAACTATTTTTGATCTCAGAAAAAAATGTTTTAAATTAAAAAATACTAACAATCCTGAGTCTGCTCCTATTACTTATGAGATGTGCATATACAGGTTGACTAAAGCTATATATCACTTTGGAACGCATGAAGAAAAAAAATCATTTAATTTTTAAGGATAAATTATGAGCATTAATAATGAATTTAAAGATATGTCGCCACTAGAAAAAAAGATGGCAAAACTATCAATAAAATATCAAGCCGATTTTATGAGCATGGCTGTAGCAGAAGTTGAAAACATTTTAACCGAAGCAGACTGGTATGATCTAAAGTCTTTTATTAAAAATGGTTGTAGAGAAAGGGTGTTGCACTAATGGAGTATGAATGTCCTGAACAATTTGAAATTTGTTTTACCGAGAACGATTGGATAAACTTTGTTACAGAGTATGAATTAGAAATTATTAATGAAATTGGTGGATTGCCAAATAGCACGCAGGGTGATGCTGAAGCTGCAATCAATTTTACATGGGAACTTTTATTCTTATCGCCTTGGGAGTTAGCATATATAGCACTACCAATGAGTGTATTAGCATTTTATGGGCTTACAATTTATGGAATGTTTAAGTTTATACAGAGCAAGTTTAATTAGGGGGATTATATGAATTATTTATTTTGGTTTATATTTCCGTTTGCTTTATGGCTTATGTTTTGGATATTAGTAGATTTTCTTACTAAAAATTGGGAAGCAAACGAATTAGAGGATATTATTAACTGTAAGTGGGGTAAAGATAATGATTATTAGAGGAATTAAAATACCAAAGCATTTACAATATTTGCCTAGAAAAAATTTGCTAGCATTGTTGTTTATGTTTGGGAAAATAGTGTAATGAATTCGTATTGTTATTCATGGCAAGCAGAGTTAAGTGAAGAACATTGCGAAGCCATAAAGGAACTATATACAGAGGGCAAACCTAAAGAAGCTGAAATAGGCAATGTTGCCAGTATAGATAAAAATGTTAGATCATCTAATATTTTGCCTTGTGAGTATGATTCTGAAAATGGAACTTACCTTAATAGAATTTTGAGTGAGTACATCATTATGGCTAACCGTGAATGTTTTGGAGTTCAACTTAACGGCTTTCAAGAGTTTCAAATAGCTAAATATGGCAAAGGTGATTTCTATGATTACCACATGGACTCAAACATCTTTGACAACTGCTCACAGCGCAAACTTAGCATTACGGTTCAGCTATCAGACAGTATAGACTATGTTGGTGGTGATTTTGAGTTCACTAAAGACATGGGAAAGCTAGACAAGAAAAAGCTGCGAGAAAAAGGAACAATATTAGTTTTTCCGTCTTTTGTTTATCACAGAATTACTGAGGTAATTAAGGGCGAGCGTTTCAGTCTTGTTGGTTGGTATGAGGGAAGTGACTGGGTTTAAATCAGCTTTTTTCTGAAGAATATTTAATATTAAGTCCCGACAAAGTGCAGAGTCGGTTTTTTTCATCAATGCCTTTATCTGTGAGTT